TCTTTTTTTTAAATTTATATATAATTTGGATTTATTATTTAGAATCAATATTCTTATATATATAGTTTATATTGTGATACCAACCAAACACTATGGCAGGAGGTTTGTTAAATTTAGTAGCGTATGGAAACCAGAATGTTATATTGAATTCAAATCCTAAAAAAACATTTTTCAAAACAACATATGCAAAATACACAAATTTTGGATTACAAAAATTTAGAATTGATTTTGACGGTCAAAGAAACTTGCGAATGAATGAAGAGTCCAAGTTTACATTTTATATTCCGCGATATGCAGAGTTATTAATGGACACATATCTCGTTATTACGATGCCAAATATATGGAGTCCCGTTTTACCTCCTGTAAATTGTGGCGACTCATGGACTCCGTATGAGTTCAAGTGGATTGAAAATTTGGGAACACAAATGATTAAAGACATTACAATATCGGTTGGAGGACAAATACTTCAAAAACTAACAGGTAGTTATTTGCTTGCAATCGTTCAGCGCAACTTCAATGGAACCGAGCGTGATCTCTACAATCGAATGACAGGAAATCTACCCGAACTGAATAACCCAGCATTTTATTCCAGTAATAATGGAAATTATCCGAATGCATTTTATAACTATACAAACAACCCAGCAGGCGTCGAGCCATCTATACGATTTAGAAAACTTTATATTCCAATCAATGCTTGGTTTACGTTGAGCAGTAAAATGGCGTTTCCGCTGGTTGCGTTGCAGTACAACACGCTTCAAATCGATGTCACGCTTCGCCCTGTGAAAGAACTTTTTGTAATTCGTGACGTTTCTAATGTAAATAGTGGACAGAACACAACGCCATCTTATTTTCCAGAGTACACGACTCCGAATTATGTTCAACCCAATTTTTCTGATAACTTACAGCAATTTTATCGTTTTATTCAACCTCCTCCAAACGTTGAACTCAACTACACTTCAACTCGAAGCGATTGGAATGCAGACATTCATCTCATGTCAACATATTGTTTTCTCTCTGCTGACGAGTCTAAACAATTTGCATCCATGCCTCAACAATATCTCATCAAGTCTGTTTATGAATGGAATTATGAAAACGTTACAGGAAGTCGACGCGTGTGGTTACAAAACACTCTCGGAATGGTAAGCAGTTGGATGTTTTATTTTCAAAGAAGCGACGCTTATTTGCGCAACGAATGGAGCAATTATACAAATTGGGCTTACAACTATAAACCGGTCGGATTGATTCCTGCGCCCACTAGTCTAGATTCCCCAAACTCATTGATGTGCGTATGGTCTCCTCCGGTGTGTGACAATCCGTCCATTGTTGGATGCTACGGTCCTGGATGGAATCCCGCGTTGAACGAACCTACCGGACTTTTTATCACACAAGCATTCAGTGTCGAAAACCAAAAAGATATATTGTTAAACTGTGGTATTTTATTAGATGGTAAATATAGAGAGAATGTGCTCGATGCAGGTATTTATAACTACATTGAAAAGTATACAAGCAGCCGCGGTTCTGCCCCTGATGGTCTTTATTGTTACAATTTTTGTCTTAACACTGAGCCATCAGATTTTCAACCATCGGGTGCAATAAATGCAAGCAAGTTTTCAACGATTGAACTTGAATTTACTACATTTTATCCACCACTCGACCCCAGCGCAAATTTTTTGACAATTTGTGACCCGGAAACTGATGTTCCAATTGGTGTGAACAAGCCGACGTGGAGAATTTATGATTACAATTATAACTTGACAGTGCTTGAAGAGAGATTTAATATGATTACGTTTGTGGGCGGAACTTGTGGACTCATGTATGCAAGATAAAAAACATATGGATGGGGAAGACCCTGCTTGGATTTCCTCAACTATTTTTATATTTTATAAAGGTAAAAGTATAAAAATAAATAATATAAATATTATTCATATTATATCACTATATCAATCGAGTATATCAATGACGGATTATCTTCATTCTGATTCTGGTTCTTCTTATTTAAGTGAGTTTATTTTGAGTAATAAAGAATATTTACGAAATAAAAAAAAACAAATCAATGTCATTAGATACACGGTCAAAATTTCAGGCGGAATGTTTACAGGTTTTACGAGAGAAATAGAAATGGATACGGGAATATTTGACTCCATGATTGATTCAAAAGAAGTATTCAAAACATTAAATAATTATATTTGCAATCACATGTATTTCAAATTACTATCTTTTTTAACTCGAGAAAAATTGAATACTCAGTTGTGTGAATTGAATGAGACGAAAGATAAAATGTCACTTGATGTATCAATCTGTACTGATAATGAGGAATTTATAAAAAGTAAAACACTGGTTATTTATGTAAAAAAATAATTTTTCTTTTTTTCTTTTTTTTTCTTTTTTTTTCTTTTTTTTTGTTGCGCGTGTGGTGTGCGTGTGCGTGTGTGTTGTATTTAGGTTGTATTTTGGCTGGGTTTGGGTTTAGTTGCGGCGGTTGTGTTGGTTTTGGTTTTGCAGTAGACCGGCAGTAATGTTTTCGTCTTGCATGACTTGGTGTGTAATGTCGGCGCCAAACACACGCTTTGAACCCATGCGTGTAACCTGCACGTGAGGGGGAGGAGGGGCGCGCTGTCGCTGAAATTCAATCGTGTCCAGAAATGCGGTAGCCCGACGAGCAAACATTTCAGAAGGTTCAATGACTCTCACATATTGTCGTGCAAATTCAAGGAAATCGTTGAGCGCCTCACGTTCTTCACGTGTAAACGGATGTGGATTGATATTCTCCATTTGCGCAAGAAGCCTCTGTTCAATATTGGCGGCGAGTTCGGCGGTGGTAACAGCAGTCATTGATAATATTTAACCGGAAACTAAGGAAAGCACTACATCTTATGTATATAATATTTAAGTTTTCAATTTATATTTTGAGCATTGAAAAAAAATGAAATAAAATTAAAAACTTTATTGAATTAAAAAAAAGTTTTTTATTTCTTTTTTTTGTTTCTTTTTTATTTTATTTTTTTTTGTTTCTTTTTTATTTTATTTTTTTTAGTTTCTTTTTTATTTCTTTTTTTTTATTTCTTTTTTTCTTTTTTTTTCATCATGCGATTTTAGTTCCGCTTATACTCTCGGTTAATAAGCGGACTGTATGCTGCTACGGTCGTAGTCATGGAAGCGAAAGTTGTCTTCCATGTTCCAGTTTGACTCTGCCGTCGATGTTGTTGGTGTGCTGATGGGTTTCCAAGTGGAATCTGTGAATGTGTTGTAAAGGATTTGTGAAGAACAGTCAGGTTCACTGCCACCGCAACCGCAAATGCAGTTCTTATTCTGGTGGCCAACGGTAACCCGCGGTGGCGCAGCAGGTGCAAATGGCGGAGGCGCAAATCTGTAAGACGAGATGGGACATGATGGAGGAGGAGGAGGTGTCACACAACTGTCTGTGGCGGCGGCGGTGGTGGCGGTTTCAAGTGTTGCTTCTGCACGAATCGATTGTTTTTTTTGCTTTTGAATGTACGGAAGAATGACCCAATAAGATGGGTCTGAATACACAATCCGCGCTTCACGTTGTGACTGAATTCGTTCGCGAAAATGCTTGGAAATGATGCCGTGAATCCAGAATTGAATGTGGACAACCGCAAAACAAAAGTTTGCATCTGGGTGCTCATATTCCGCAAAATCCACGCGCGAAACAACTGCAATTTGTTGAAATTCAAAAACGCGTTTGATGTACGCATCATGCATTTGGTTACGGTGAACTCTTGGAATATAAAGTGCAGATATCGAATAAGCGCTGTAATCAACGGCTGTTGATGCTGCTGATGCTGATGCTAACTTCGATTGAACGGCCATATTGGGATGGGAGCTGCAACGGTCTCTGATACGTAGAACACTGTAAAATATAAAACAAGTAAAAAAGTTTTCAATTTATATTTTTTTGAATGAAAAAATATAAAAAGTATGAAACAAATTTGATTTCGATTTGATTTATTTTTTTTTGAATTTGTTTTTTTTTTGAATTTGTTTTTTTTTTAAGTTTGTTTTTTTTAAGAACCACCTCTGAATAAGATTGGGTTGTAGTATGGAAGAAAGTCAAAACAGTTATTTCCACTCGCATCTTTTCTATAGGTGAATCCGTCAGCGCAACATCCGTACTGAGATGCATCACAACCATAACGCGCTCGGTTAAAATTAAACATTTGATTTGGAGTCATTTGTCCTGGTTTCATGAGTTCATTCATGTAATCGTCCATATCGTTGTCATAATAGTCGTAACCGCTGTTATTTCCTTGTCCTTGTCCTCTTGAATTTGGGTCAATCGTTCCTGGATTTTTCACAATACAATCTTTTCGATTCCAATTTACGCCCTTGGTGCACGGATATTCTTGGCATTTATCTGGAAATTTAAGTTTTCCATCTTTATCTCGTTCACAAACCTTATTACAGTTTAATTTTCCACACTTTTCAGTAGAATTACATCCAAACATAAATTTCACACCATTCTTATCAGTGTAGTCAACTCCACAGAATCCATCGTCTTCATTATAGTTTGGATTATGGGGGTCATTTGGATTGTACGGGTCAAATTCATTGAACTGGTCATTTGTTCCGGCCAGTGGTTGAGCATAACATTTGGCTTGAGAGCAGTCAGGTTTATCGCCACCGCTGCCGCCGCCGCCGCTGCCACCGCCCTTTCTTCTTCGAGAAGGAGAAGGAGAAGGAGGGGGGGTTGGTTTGGGCCCGGGTTCCGGGCAGTCGCCTTTCGTACATTTTACTTTTGGACATGCTAGACAATCTTTGTCATATTGACAATACTCTTTATTTTTTGTAATACCGCCGTCGTAACCACCAAATGCGCACACTGGCGGACAGAGAGACGTTGGTTTCAATGATGACGGAAAGTATGGATTAGTTAAGTTAACCTCGGTAAATTGAGGCGTGTTACCTTTAAGAACAATCTTATCCGTTTTGAATAAACTTTCTAATGGAGTTTTTATTGCATACTGCGATTTTTCAAGAACAAATAAAATAGTAACAGTGGTGTCGTCACTGTCGTTATTCAAGTTGAATTCCAATTGATTCAAATATGGGTCTACTTTTTTTGTTCCAGGCTTTTCATACTCAGGGTCATGAAATTTGCATGTAAAATTTTTTGTGACTGGATTGTCAATGCCACTGCCTGAAATTAATGTTTGCATTTCATTTGCAAGGTCATTGCCCGTATAAAAATCAGGTTTAATCACAAGTGAAATTGGCGTCATATCAGGTTCGTTTTCGGAACCAATTTTAACATAAAAAGTATTATAACCGTCTTCTACATTGTATCTTATACAATTTCCATCAGTTTTACCTTTTGGCGGTCCCCAACATCCCGTTGGACATGTACCTGATTCAAACCCCTCTCTAAATCCGAACAAACTGTAATAAGACCCGTATAAAATAACAATAATGAGAATGCTAAACAATGCCCATTTTCCTAGTTTGACATCAAAATCTAGTTTCATAGTGATGATATATTATAGGTTATATTTATTTATTATTTATAGTATGGTGATATAAAAACTATAGATAATAAAATAAAAATAAATATATGAAAATGTAAATGTTTAAGGAAAAGCATAACTGTGCAAACTTTGCGTGTATGGATTCTTCCGAAATGCGTCTAAAATGTCGGGTTGGATGCGTGCACAGTTCACAGATTCTTGGTAGGATTGTGGATATTTTTCAACCTTGCCATATGTTTCAACGCCTGGCGGATTTGATATTCTAAAAACGGGGTTAGGTATCCACGGGTCACAGTTGTCATCGTGTCGTTTTGTGCATATATTTTCAGTCGGGTTAAATAAACTAATATTTCCACCCGGTGTAAAGCTCGTTGACATTTTATTTACATTATTGTGCTGGTTGTACTGTGCCTCATAAACGCCAACACCCTGGTTTGTCGCACCGCCGCTTGCACCAACGTATTGCACGCTCGTTGTGTCACGCTGGTTAAACGTGGGTTGTTGCGGATTCACTAAATAACCGCTGCCAGAAGTTTGCGCGTCCACGTTCAAGTGATTAAAACCAAGAAGTCCCTCGGTGGTTTCTTTGATGGTTGTGGGTGCTCGACTGGCGGGATTATAAACAACACCAGAGGAGCCAAACGCCGGTTTGACATCGCCATACAACCGAATATTTCCAATTGCATTTTCTTTTCGAGACGGTCGCAGAATATCCAGCACGGGCGCAACCACGGCGCGCAATGCGCCATAGATAATTCCACTCTCATGATTTTTTGTGGTTGTACGATTATTGGATAAAAGCTTGAATCCGTCGCGACCATGGTCGTTTTCGCCGGGCGCATGTTTTCCGCTGCTATGAGCATGCGAAATTGGGTGTGCGATAGATTCAGGTCTCTTTGCCGGTTCATAGTTTTCAGGCGCGTACGTGTTTGTTCCCAACACATTTGAATCCGGACCATAATATTCAGTACTTGTGCACACACGTGATTGCGGCTTGTAAACCTCTTTTGCGCGAGCGGTTTGTGCTTTTTCAAGACCGGTCGTGGTAAACCAGCGGTCCGATGTGTTCAAATAAAATTTATCCGGTAAATATTTTTCCACTTTACCATATGTGTCCGGAGTTGGCGCGTTCAAATTATTCCAGTTATAAGCTGGACCTTCATGCGTTTCAAGACCAAAAGTAATTTTTGGGTTATTCGTGGTGCGCAGTTGGTCAACATTCCGGTCGACCCATTTGTCGCGCGCTTCCATGCCAGAGTTGAACCCGTCGCTGCCTTTTGCCGTGTATCCCTGGTCCAACCCTGGACCCACATGAATTTCTTCCCACGGCTTGACATTTGCCATTTTGCTTCCAGGCATGACGCGTGACTGTAAAAAATCGCTAACACTGGGCATTCCATTTACATAATTGATGTCATTTTGCGGGGCAAATAGAGGGGCGCGTTCTTCCTTGCGTATTTTTTGTGAACCAGCGCCTGAAAACGTGTCAAGCACCGACTCGGTTGCATTTGCATCAACCGTTCGTCCTCTAATTTTTGCACCGAAGAACGGAACCATGTTATTGTGCTGGAAGTCATTCTGATTGATTGGTTCTCCGGTGAGAGAGAAAACAGTGTTCGGACTAGTAAAACCTGGATTTTTTACTGGGTTGGTATTTGGATTGTAAGAATTTCCAAACTGATTCGGATTTTGTAATACTCTTTTGCCTACAGTGTCGTTATAAAATTTATCAGTAACTGCATTCGGATGAGGATATGCATTTACATTTGAACCGGTGTCCGGCAACATGATTGGATAATTTGTCGTAGGAATATTTGTATTCGGAAGCACGTTTGGGTTATTTGCGCGATTATTTGGATTATTGGAAGTGATAAATGACTCCTTAAAATTATCCTTTGCATTTTTAATTGAACCCGCATCATTTTTTTTATTCTGATTTGATACTAAATACATTCCTCCTAATGCAACGATTGGGATTGCGATTTCCATTTTTATTATATATTTTTATATTATATATTTATTTACTATATATATGTAATATAATTTTACTCTATTATTTTATTTCTTATTTCTATTTCAACTAAAAATAAATAAATAATTCCCATTTTTATTTTTCATAAATTATTTATTTATTTATTTTTTATGACCTTTGACATTATTATGTACTGTGTGCCATTATTATCATGATTCTTTATTAATTCTCTTTCACATACGTGTCATTTTTTACAAAGTTCAAATACTTTAAACATCTATATTTTGTTAATTCCACGTCATAATATTGTACCAATTCATCTCTTCGTTCAGCGGAATATTTTTCTAATTCACTATACGTTATTTTATTTTCATGGTCACTCGCGTCAGTTGCGTTTGTCTCTCTGTCACAACAGTGACAAAATAATGAAATGTTAAAGTTATTTTTATTTGGTTTAAATTCCATGACTTCTTCTAAATAATCTCCTAATTCATCGATGTTATGAAAAATTGAATAAAAAACAGTGTGTGGATTTATTTTCTGTTTTCCAAGTACTCTGAAGTTACGATTTTGGTATCGAATGTAAAATGACCAGGTATTGTATTCTTCAACATGAAAAATAAGTCTCGGCATTGTTTTGGTTTGGTTTGGTTTGATTTGGTTTATTATTTATCGTAAATAAGTGAAAACGTTTTAATATCTTTTTTTTTACTATTTTTTTTACTATTTTTTTTACTTTATCATAATCTCTCTTCTCTCTTTTATGATGAATTAAGAAAGGGTAAACATGGAATCTTTGTAATAAAATTATCTTTTTCTAAAATGCGTGTGCTAAGATTGTTTTGAAATGGAAAACACACATTTTCTTGAGGATTGAGTTGAGGATAGTACCAGTTGGTTTGTTCCAAGTCACGATATGTCCATGCGGGATGAGTAACGCGCGACTGTTCAACAAACGATGGCTGAGCAGACGGGTATGAGATTGGACTACTGTAAACAGCTCGTTTTAAATAATTGTTTTCAAGACAGTCTCTCGAGAGAGGTTGATTTAATCCCATCAAATTACTTTCTAAATTAATTGTGTTTGTTCTTAAATTCGCGCCCCATCCCTGAATTCGAATATACGGATCTTCAATATAATAAGGCTTATCCCCGTTACCCGGCATGTTCAACATGTATCGTCCAGGGTCTGTCGATTCTTGCAGCTGTTTGTGTATCCTACAAGGGTCATCGTGAAAACGAGTAAATGACATTCAATAACTTTGAAGTATTTGAAATATACTATTATTTATATTTATTTATATTATTATATTATTAATTATTATTAATTATTATTATTGTTATTATGAATATCATTAAATAATAATTTTTGAATATATTATATTTGAACACATATTAAATACATAATTAAAGTATACTTATAAGATGAACCACGAACGTGAGCAAAGAAACATACAAGTTAGAATAAATTCAGTTTGGGTGCCAGTTTCGCATGAAACCGAGGTTCAACTTCAGATGCAAAATTTGAAAATGGCGTACATCCAGTATAAAAATAAACCGACATATCATGCAGAGTTGCCACACTGTAATGAAGATGGTATAAAAATATATAGAGATGATAATAATCATTATAATCCGACGTATGCTTTAAACACTCGACAGCAACATGGAGGCGTTCCGGTTCCGGTTCCGATTATAGATTTGAACGATGTAAAGATTTTTTTAACAGACCTTCCAAATGCAAACTGGGTAAAAGCAAGGGACTATCAAGCCTGGGCGTATCGTGACTTTGTGTATGATTCAAATCGTGCTTCAGTAAAATATTATGCTTCACAGCATTCGTCTCATTTATTTTTTCAAACGAGCAACTACAGAGAGGTTGTCACGATAGATGTGGATGGGCTACCTCCAAATATTGTATTTAAAATTTCAAGAAATGAAAATGGAAGTGTGTACTATGAAAGGAATGATCACAGAGCTACGCGAATCAGAATTTGTGATAGTGACTCTGCTCGGTCTGGATATTTGGGATTTTATCGGCGAATGACGGACATTGGTGATTTTATTGTGTCGACGCCGGCACCGGCACCGGCGCAGAATGACCCATATGGACCAAACTATCAAGACTTTGCATCGTTTTTGCATCAGCCACGCCCACAAGCCAACGCCAAGTTACCACTTCCGCCTGGTGTTCGAAACATTGAAACAAACAATGAAGAAGAACAATGCATATTATGTTTTAAACACAAGGCAAACTTGAAAATGAATCCGTGCGGGCATAAAATAATATGTCCCGAATGTTATAGAAAGTTGGAAAAAGCGGAATGTCCGATGTGCAGAGGACCAATTCAGTCGTTGACATGTAACGATATGTAATGAATAATATCACATAATATCACATGCGACGTTTTAACTTTTTAAATTCAACTTTAATTAACTTTTTTACTTTTTTGCATGTTTGTTGTATTTTTTTTTATTATTTCTTGTTTTCGAGAGATGTTTACTGCTTTTTTTTATTTTCATTTTCATTTGTTTTCGTTTTTTAGACCTGGTTCTAGAGCTTTTTCCGCCATGCATGGAATACATTTTTGTCACTGTTTTTTGTTCCGCAATTCTTTTTTGTTCCGCACACATGGTTTTCATTTCACTTTTAATTACCTCAACATTTTTAAACTCTTCTATTATTTTCATCAATATATCAATAGGTTCATTCAAATCACGATCATTGGGAATTTCAATATTACGACGAAATTCATTAAAAAGTGTCTCCGCTTGTGACATATTTTCCAATATAAATGTATTAATGTCATTTTCTACATTTACATCTTCACATCCTCTTTGTTGATATTTTTTACATAAATCAGTTATAATTTTCAGTATCGTTTTAAATTCGTTTAAAATTTTTACTATTTTCTCAAGAAGCTGTATTTTTTTAAGCGAAGGTGGCATTTTCACCTCCGTTTTGCTTAAGGCTTGTTCCTGAACAAATTTATTATAATCATCAAAAGTTTCCCGTCTGAATTGTATTAAAAATACATTTATATCCCGAATTTTGTTATCTAATATACTGATTTGTTCTTCTGAAAATTTACATATTGACGCTTGCGATAGTGTCGTTGACTGTCCTGCACCCATAATAATTTATTAAACCAAGTATTAAACCAAGTATAAATTATTATTATATTATATTTTATTTCTCATATTCATATTTTCTGGTATTTACTAAACTAATGGTAATAGTAAAATATTTATTATAAACTATAAAAAATAATATAAATACTGCAACTCATTATTTCATATGATTTGATATGAAATATCCATTTATTATTTTTTATAGATTCGATAAGTATGTTCATATAGATAATTATTTTTTTGAAAATAGTGAACGTTTAAACTGTAGCATTTTTATAACCGGAACAAATAAAACGTTAAATAAATTGTATGATTCAAATTATCATTTATTAGTTACATATGGCGACACCTTTGATGAATACTATGAAAAAGTAACTGAAATAATACCGAAAAGAATGTTAGTTAGACACTTACACGTTGAAACAAATAAAATAACTAATATTGAAGAATTCAATAGAACAGTAAATTTATTTTATGTTTACATATCTTCAATTGATAGAGAACTTGTTAGACCTGTATTTTCATTGTTTACACCGTCATTCAATTCTTTTGAAAAAATATTAAGAGTGTATTCTAGTTTAAAAAATCAAACTCTTAAACACTGGGAGTGGATAATTATCGACGATTCTGTAGGTGATGACAATTTTGAGTTTTTAAAGAAAAATTTTTCAGATGATAGTAGGATAAGAATTTTCAAAAGATTTAAAAATAATGGCAGTATTGGTAGCATAAAAAATGAAACAATCGGATTATGTCGCGGAAAGTATTTATTAGAGATGGATCATGACGATGAACTATTACCATGGGTTCTAGAAGACTCTGCCAAATTATTTGAAAGTGATAATGAAATAGGTTTCATTTATACAGATTGTTCTTTTGCAAATGAAGATGGAAGTACTCATTTTTATGGGGATTTTCTTTGTAAAGGGTATGGTTCTTATTATTCACAAAAACATAACAACAAATGGGTACTAGTGTATAATACTCCAAACATTAACAATATTACACTTAGTCACCTAGTTTGTTGCCCAAATCATCCAAGAATTTGGAGACGTGATGTTTTATTAAGATTAGGAAGTTATTGCGAATACTTACCGGTGTGTGATGATTATGAAATTTTACTGAGAACATGTATTGAAACAAAGACGGCAAAAATTCATAAGTTAGGGTATATTCAATATATGAATAACAATAATAATAATTTTTCTTTAATCAGAAATTCTGAAATAAATAGAATTGGACCACATTATATTAGTCCATTTTATTATGAAAAATTTGACATTCATCAAAAAATGAAAGATATAGATGCATATGAGGATGAAAAATATATAGAAAATTGTTCAAAAATTTATGAAAGAGACATCAGCAATTATGAACACAAATATTGTAATAAAGTAATAAATTTCGACTATGATAATCAATATTGCATCATTGGCATTGACAGTTTAGTTCGTCATATGGAGACAATAAAAGAGTTGTATAAAAATGTAAGAAATGATTTTTTAGTTTTAGAAAGCAAAAGTTCACTCGGTTACTTACAGCAAAAACTTGACCATTATGGTTTTGAACGAATGAAGTGTTATTCGCTCATAGGTTCATCAAAACAGTCATTGATTAATTATTTTATGTTAATGTATAAATCTGTACAAAACTATGAAATCATTGATGTTGATATTTATTTTACAGATTTCAATTCGAAATACGATAATCGTTTTGAAATTATAAATAGTTTAACTAATAAAAATTCATCATATTTGGAAATAGGAGTAGAAAATGGATTTACGTTTAATAATGTTCATTTTGAAAATAAATTAGGCGTTGATCCTGACCCAAAAATGAATTTTAATTTAGATAAAATTATCAAATCTACGTCTGATGAATACTTTAAAAATAATAATAAAATATTTGACGTTATATTTATTGATGGTATGCATCAAGTGGAATATATATTAAATGATGTCAATAACTCAATCAAGTATTTACATGATAATGGTCTGCTATTTATAGATGATATACTGCCTTTCAATTATAACGAACAGTTAAAAATACCAATCAAACATTACTATGAAAATGGTATATTAAAATATGGCGAAGCATGGACTGGAGATGTATGGAAAATAATTTATTTTATTCTTCAAAATTTGAGTGAAAAGGTTAGTTTCAGCTATTACTCAAATATAAACTATAGAGGCGTCGCAGTATTTGAAATAAAGGAAAAATTTGAAATAGACAAAAATAATATTGAAATCATAAATAATTATGATTATTTTAAAGAGTTTAAACATTATATCCATTTGATAGATTCATTCAACACATTGTCAACACAACGCATCATGCAAAAGTAATTCAAAATGGTTGTTAGTTATTGACTGTGTGTCGGTGTGTCGTTAGATTGAAGTAGTTTGGTTTCAAAGAATTCAAGAGCATTTGATATTGCTTGATCCATGTTAAAGTATTTATAATTTGCCAATCTTCCTACGAAATAAACACGATTTTTTTCTTCTTCTTTTTCAGCGAGCTCTTTGTATTGACTGTATAAGCCTATATTTCTTGAATTTGGAACAGGATAGTATGGGTCACCTTTATCAGATGATGTTTCTACTACAATGACAGTGTCTTTTGACTGTTGATTTAAAAAATGCTTGTATTCCACAATTCTAGTGAATGGAACATTAACTTCGGGATAATTTACAACTGAAGTTGGCTGATAGTAATTCATATTTTTGAATTTTTTAATTTCAAAATTTAAACTTCTGTATTCTAATTTATCTAAATTTGCATCACCAAAGTATTCATCTATGGGTCCAGTAAAAATAATTCCATCAAAGATTGAGATATCATTCTTTTTTTTATAACTCTCATAGTCGCAATTAAGATGAACGCTGATATTTGGATGATTCAACATGTTATTTATAAATTTTGTATATCCGTCCTTAGGTAAACCTTGATACTTATGATCAAAATATCTGGTGTCAAATGAATTTCTTATCGGAATAGTTGCTAACACAGACTTGTCTAACTCATGCGGATATTTATTCCACTGCTTAAAAGTATAATTTGAAAACATTTTGTCATATAAAATATTTCCCACCCGAGA